GATGTGGTTTGTGCTGACCTTGCCCGGACTGACCGATTCGTTTTTCTTCAAGGCGATTCCGTCCAGCTTGGGCGTAATCGGTATGGAGGTTGACGCTGTGGCGGAAGTGACCGCCTACGTCAGTCCGAACGCCGTAACTGGCTGGACGACTGCCCCGACCGACCCCGCCGTCTACATCACGCCGATTCAGACGCAGTACATCACGGACGTTGACGGAACGCTTGAACTGACCCCGGCGCTCAATGCGGGCGCTCTTGATACGGCAACGTCCAGCGACACCGGCGTTGTTACGGTCAGCGAGGACGGAACGGATGTAACGATTACCTATGTCGGCGACGGCGAGGCGTACATCACGCTCACAACGACCACGCCGAGCGGGTACAGCGCGGGCAAGACGGTATTCAAGGTTGTGGCAACAACGGAATAATTTACGATAACGCAAAATATTTTACGCGAACTCAAATAACAAGGAGGCGCACAGATGTCCAGAACTACACTCGATTTTGAGTACAACGGCAAGGAATATTCCCTTGCATACAACATCGAAACGCTGAAACGGCTCGACAACTCGGGGCTGTTGGCGCACTTTGCAAACGGCGAAAGACCGCTCACCATGACCGAATCGCTCTTTGTAGCGGCGTTTGAGGCGAACCATTCAACCACTTCGCAGAATATCCGTAGGGCGATTTACGGCGAGTTTACCGAAACGAGCGAGGATGGCTCTCTGCTGGAATGTCTGCTCGAAATGGTGAACGAGGCGCGTGAGGCGATGGCACCCAAGGGAAACGTCAAGTGGAGGATGAATCGGGCTTAACCGAAACATCCTCCACAGTCAAGGCGAACACAAACTATTTTGACGAGTTGTGCGCCTACTATATGGCGATAGGCTGTCCGTGCGAGGAATACTGGCGCGGCGACCCGACCCGATTACAGCACTACGCCAAGGCGCACGAACTCCGCAACGAACAGCGCAATCAGGAAATGTGGCTGCAAGGGCTGTACGATTACAGAGCATTTGAGGCGGTCATATCGGCGTTTTCATGGGGATTGGGCGGCAAAAAGGGCACGAAGCCGGACGGGTATATCGACAAGCCAATCCGCATAACGCCTCTAACCGAACAGGAGGAAGCTGAACGCGCCGAAAAAGCCCGCCAGAAAATCATAGCGGACTTGACTGGCTGGGCGAATAATTTTAACGCACAGAACAAATGAGTTGTCAAGGACTCCTATACAACTGATGGGGTGGTGAGCGCATGGCGACGATTGACGAATTACAGATTGAGATACAGGCTTCGGCTAAATCAGCTTCGTCTGGCATTGACGCGCTCACGGCTTCTCTGTCTGGTCTACGTGGGGCTGTTAAGGGCGGTGCGGGTTTAACGACCGTATCGAAACAATTTGAGCGGTTCAGCGCGGCTATGCGCTCTATGACCGACCCGTCCGCTAAAATAGCCTCGCTCGTATCGGGACTGGCGCAACTCAGTTCAATCGGCAAGTCGAACCTCGGCAGTACGCTAAATCAGCTTAACAAAATCCCGACCGTCATGGCGGGGTTGAAAGGTGCGAACCTCCGCGAATTTTACAACCAGATACAATCAATCACGCGAATAATGCGCCCGCTTGCCGCCGAAATGGAAAAGGTGAGTTTGGGCTTTTCGCACTTGCCCGCCAATATTCAGAGGGCAATTAATGCTAATGCCCGATTGACTACATCAAATCGCTCAACTTCCAAATCGTTCTCGCTCGTTTCGGGCGGCACGGCAAAACTCACGGCAGCTTATTTCGTGGCGACCAGAATTGGGCGCACCCTTGCGGGTTGGATAACCGAATCGAACGATTACGTCGAAAACCTCAATCTGTTCACCGTCGCAATGGGCGAGTATGCCGAATCCGCACAAGCCTATGCCGAGCAGGTTGGCGAGGCAATGGGTATCGACCCGTCCGAATGGATGCGTAATCAGGGCGTATTTCAAACGCTCCTGACGGGTTTCGGCAACGCGGCTGATAAAGCGGCTGTCATGTCGAAGAATTTGACGCAGCTCGGATATGACTTATCGAGCTTCTTCAATATCAGTTTTGCGGATTCAATGCAAAAGCTTCAATCGGGCATAGCGGGCGAGCTTGAACCGTTGCGGCGGCTCGGTTACGACCTGTCCGTTGCGCGTCTGGAACAAGAGGCGCTAAACCTCGGCATAACAAAATCCGTGAACGCAATGACGCAAGCGGAAAAGGCGCAACTGCGCTATTACGCCATAATGACACAGGTCACGACCGCGCAGGGCGATATGGCTCGAACCTTGCAAGCCCCCGCGAACCAGCTCCGCATATTCCAATCGCAACTGACACAAGCATCCCGTGCGCTCGGCAACATTTATATCCCCGCGCTCAATGCCGTGCTGCCCTATGCAATCGCATTCCTCAAGGTGCACCGAACCGTAGCGAACGAAATCGCCAATACGTTTGGGTTCGCTCTGCCCGAAATTGACTATTCAAGCGTGAATGGTCTGGCTTCGGGCGGGGAAGAAGTGGCTGACGCGTTTTCTGACGCGGCGGACGAGGCGAAGCGTCTTAGCAAAAATCTGCTCGGCATAGACGAATTGAATGTGCTCCAATCGAACACGACCGCCGTGGCTGGCGCGAGCGTGGGGTCTGATTTGGGGCTGAATTTGCCCGAATATGACTTTCTCGGCGGCGCGCTGGATAACCGCGTTAATGAGCTTGCGGAGAAGTTAGAGAAGCCGTTTAAGGACGTGCTAGGTATTGTCGCGGCAATCGGCGGCGGCATATTGGCGTGGAAAATCGGTAAAAGCGTTCTGGATTTCGCGACCATGTTGAAAGGCTTCGGGAAGAGCGGAAAGATTACGCTCGGCGTTACTATGGCGCTCACGGGGTTTACGCTCGAGGCGCAGGGCTTTGCGAGTATAGGCGCAGGGAACGCGCAAATAATGGACTACGTTAAAGCCGCTATCGGCTCGGCTCTCGGTATAGCAGGCTCTGTTGTTGTGCTCGGCTCAAACCCGGTAGGCTGGACAATCGGGATATTGGCGGCTCTCTCGGTAGGTCTTGTGAGTTTCGAGATGGGGCAACTTAAATCTCAGATGGAATTTATGACATCCGATTTCTTCGACGGGGTAGGAACTACGATTGATATATTCAATACCCGCCTATTGGATATGGGCGGGGCGGCATCCGAAGCTCGCCGTAATATAATCAATATGTACAACACGGTCGAAGAAAATAACGCAAAAATTGCGGACGCGCAATCCACGCTTGAGTTCTATCAAGGGATATTGGGTACTACCGGCAAAGTCACATCCGAACAGGCGGGAACAATGCAGGACAGTTTCAATACGCTTATTTCGTCCATGCGCAACAATCTGCAAACGAATGCAAGTATTATATTTGAAGCATTCAAGAACAGCTCAAAAGACGCCGCCAAGAAATTAGGGCTTGATGTCGGCGAAATGACAGGCATTCTGCAACGCTTTCAGTCAACATTTTCCTCCAAAACCGACGAACTCGAGACTAAAATGCAGCCGTTTTGGGATAAACTCAAAGCTGGCAAGGTCTTGTCGCCCACTGAGGAAAAAGAGTTCGGCCGATTGATTGATTACGCCACAGACCTCGGTACCGCCGTCAGCGAAACGCAAGTGCGCATGAAGTCTCAATTAGGCGATATTTCCAAAATAGACTTTGCGAACGTCGATGAAGCGGCGGGGAAAATCAAGGAAATTCAGGGTACGGCAAAAACCATGCTAGGTGAACTGGACGGTTCCAAAATCGCTGCCGATACCGCCATTGAAAATCTTAAGCGGCAAGCAGGGGTTCTGTTTGAGCATGGCGATTTATCGCAATCAGCCTACGACCAAGCTATCAAAACATTCAGCAAGTATAGCGTAGGAATACAGAAGGGTTACGATGATGATAAAGCGGCAATTAATAAGGAGTTAACGTCGTCGCTCGGGGCGATACAGAGCGCCTTTGACGCGCAGGTGAAAGCAACAGCCTCAAAGGCAAAGCCGACGTGGTTTCAGGCGCTTATTGGAAGCTACGACGGCACGGGGAATTACGCAAAGAGCAAGGTTGAAGAAAAACTGCGCAAGGAGTTAGCCCCAATCCAAGAGGCGATAGACGGGGCAATGTTGACGCTCAAAATCAAAACAGATAAAACGCAAGTCAAGCAATTCATGGACACTATGTCTGAATACGGAAGAAACAGCGCGCAGGGCTACATAAACGGAATTGCGCAGAAGAAAGGCGATACCGACGCGGCGGGCAAGAGCGTATTTGATGACTTCAAGCTGGGCGTTCACAAGTCCGGCAAATTCGGTTCGCCCTCGCAAGTTATGTTCCAGTATGGCGGCTGGTCGGTTGACGGTTTCAGGAATGGCGTGAACGATAAGAGGGAAACCGTGGTGTCGGCGTTTACGTCTATGTTCAACTCCATACTCGGCAAACTCGATACATTCACGCAAAGGTTCAGGACTGCCATAAATGACACGCTGGGCGGCATGACCTATTCGATGAATAATATCTCAATCGGCTCAAACGGTAAGTTGAGCTTTACCGCAATGCCGAAAGTAACGATACCCAAATTCGCGCAAGGCGGCTATCCCGTTCCCGGCGAACTGTTCCTAGCCCGCGAAGCCGGAGCGGAAATGGTCGGCTCGGTAGGTGGGCGCACGGCGGTCGCCAATAACGACCAGATTGTCGATGCCGTTTCGCAGGGCGTGTACCGTGCTGTCCGTGACGCAATGAGCGGGTCTGACGGCGGCACAGTAGAGGCTTCGATTGGATTTGATGATATAGCGGACGCTCTGACCGTGAGGGTCGCAAAAAGACTGGCGGCGGGGGTGTAATCGTGGCGGTACTTTTAACAATAGGCGGCGTGGCAATGCCCGAACCGCAGACGTACGGAATAAACCCGAGCGATGTTGACGGCGCGCTGACGGGGCGTACCGAATCGGGTAAATTATTCCGCGCGAGGGTTCGGAGCAGGGTGCGCCGTATTGACGCAACGTGGGTCGTGACGCAGCCGAACTATAAACTCATAGCAGACGCAATTTCGCCCGAATCGTTCTCGGTCGTGTTTTATGACCCCAAATTTAACACATACCAGACGGGTACGTTTTACGCGCCGCCCGATAAGGGGACAATGGTGGCAAGAAAATCCACATCGACGCAAACGGGTGATTATTGGGAACTGACTGTCGCGCTGATAGAGGTGTAAGGAGGCGTATCTGTGTACAGCACATCGGCGGCATACAAAACCGCAATGGGATTATTCGACCGCATATACGCCGTCAACCTCGATATTATAACCGCATACGGCACATATGAACTTGACGCAGACGATATTGTGAGCAACACCCTCTCCTATGACGACGGCTCAATGGAGGGCGAGGACTTCAACGTCGGCTCGGCTCGGAAAAACACATTCAGCATTGCCATAAAAAACACAGACGGTCAATTTGACGACGTTCAATTCAGCGGGTCTATCTTGCAGCCGTCCGTTGGTGTTCAACTCGCGGACGACAGCTTCGAGTACGTCCCGCTCGGCTATTTCATAATCGACACGGTTGACGCGCAGTATTCCGAAAGCGGCGCGGCTACAATATATAAGTTTTCCGCGTTTGATTATATGGCGAAATTCGAGAAGCCGTTTTCGAAAGTAACCATATCGTACCCATGCACGGCGTATCAGCTAATCACGGCGGTATGCCTCTATTGCGGTGTACCGCTTGCTACAAGCGATTTTCTCAATGACGACCTATCCATATCCGCCGCGCCCACAAACGACCCCTCCTGCCGCGATATGGTGTCATACGTTGCGCAGTTGGCGGGTTGTTTCGCTCGGATTGACCGCTCGGGGTTTCTCGAACTGGCTTGGTTCGATAATCCCGCGCCGATTATCGAGGCGAACGTGGATGGGAACACCGACGACGTAAACGGAGGCACAGCGGGCGGGCTGCCGACAAAATGGGTTCACGGTGGCATGGCTGGAGCGGCAACGCCCGCGTACGCGCTCGACCCCGACAACCGCTTCGATACACGCTTTGACGATGCGCCCATTATGGTTTCGGGCGTTCAGGTCGAACTGGACGAACAGACCGTCCTTGCCGCGCAGGACAAATACGCCATAACGATAATAGACAACCCGCTCATTCAGTCGGTCGAGGCGGCGCAGACCGTGGCGAGCAGTCTGTGGCAAAAATTCAAGGGGTTCTGCTTCCTGCCGTTCACGTCGCATTGGGTCGGCGACCCCGCATTGCAAGCGGGCGACATGATTGCAATGACCGACGCAAAGGGGCGAACGTTCCGAACAATCGTAACGCAGACGCGGTTCAGCATGGGGAGTAAGCCTCAGCTCGCCTGTAAGGGTAGGTCACAGGTCAATAAGGGTTACATTGACCCGATGAAACGCGTCGTGGCGCGGCTGCGGTCGAAGATACAGGATAAGCAGGAGCAGCTCAACGCTATGGACTTGGCCGCGCGGTCGATGTTCGCGCTGTTCTCCGGCCTGTCCGGGGGCTTTCGCGTAAACGGCGATGACCTCGGCGGCATCCACAAGGGGCGGCAATACCTGTGCATGGAAAGCGCCGACCCCACGGCAGATCAAAAGGTTTGGGCGCAGAGCGTGGCGGGCACGTTCCTTTTTCCGCACGGCATAAACCAGCCCCCGGAAAGCGGCTGGACGACCGATAACCAGTTTTTGGTCGGGATGGTTACGGCGGACGTGATGAACGCGGGGACAATCCGGTCGAATGAAACGTGGTCTGGCCCCGACGGCGCGGAGCCGGTTTCGTGGTTCAACATGGACGATGGGACGTTCAGCTTCGGAAAGGGCGCGCTTGTATTCGACGGTTCAGGTTTCCCCATAATCAAAGCGCAAAGAATAACTAATCTTAGTGATAGCCATTATTTTTATATCGGCACAGGTTCCGGAGGGTTGTATTCTGCTGGTTTTAATTATGTGGGAGACGACTATTTTGTAATAGAACCCTATTATACAGGGCCTACAGGTATGGAATATCTCGCATGCGACCTTAATTTCCCCGGGGCTGCAAACGTAATTGCAAATCAATATCAGATGGATATGGGCCTTTCCGGCGGTACATTTGTCAGGGCCCAATCAGGGGAAATACGGTTTTACGTTAACGGAACTCGACGAGGTTACGTCGATTCATCGGGGGTTCACAGCGGATAATTAGTTCTTGCTATTTTTGCCAGAAGCGCATATACTAATACCGAAAGGACGTGAGTATGTGCGCAAATTAATTATTCTAGCGGCGATTTTGGCAGCTATTACATTATCCGGCTGTGAGGGCTATACAGTAGAGACGGGGATAAGTTCAACGAAAGGAGCGGCGAAAATGGGTGATACGAACCTCGGGGAATTGCCTGTGAAAGACGATGGCACTGTGGAAAGTCGCAATGAGATAGCCGACGCTGTTTCCGCGGGCGTAGCGAGGATTCAGGAGGAAGCTGATTCAGCTATTGCGAAAATCCAGAGCGCAGCGCAAGCGGCGCAGAGTAAAACAACTGAATCAAAAGCAACTTCGAGCGCTGCCTCTACAGTACGGAAAATCGAAATTGATAAATCTGTGAACACCAAACAGGGGGATGTAAAGTTTTATCGTATTGACGTTGATTCAGAAAAATTAACAATCGTCTTTCGATGTACCTTACCAGACCCCGCGATGCTAATAACCGAAAGTTATAAAAATCCGGCGGTTGGAATTGACCTTTATCCTACAATTAAAGACAGGGCTGGGAAAGAGCTACCTTTTGTCGAATTTGCAAACGAATGGGATATCCTCCCTCTAAGCAGCGGGGTTGCAGTAAAGTATACCGCTGAAAATGATATCTCGCAAGTAACCATTACTTTCGCTATGGATGATTATCCAAACGACCCCATAACCGTCACGCTGGATATACCGCTGGAGTAACCCGCCCCACAATCACCTACGAATTCGCGCCTGACGACATTCAAAGCGTGACGGTCGACATTCCGCTCGAATAATCCCGACCCAAACCGAACAATCCCGAGCGGACAGGAAAGGAGTAATACAAATGACAGAAACACTCAACTTGCTGGCTATTAACTCGGAGTTTGACGCATTGCATGGAAAAGCAGACCGCTTAATCGAAAAACTCGAAAGAGTATCAAAATTAAGCAAGTCAGCGAATGGCGTCGATACCACAATTGAAATCGTTGACGACAAATTGGTATTGAGGGTTATTCGGCAATAATTCTATTAATCTCTTTGAGAAATTGCAAGTAGAGTTTGTGGTACAACTCAACAAGATGATAGGTAGTGTCGCCGCGCTTTTCCGCCTCACCGATAGCGTAATCTTTCAGATACGTCACAGCTAAATCGTGAGCGCGTTTTTCGTTGTCCGTCATTTGCTTAACTCCCCTTTCTAGCACATAATAACATTTATATTCTTTAAATTCAATAAATCCAGAGCGCCGCGAGCGCCTATACCCCTAGAGGGTCGTAGGCGCTCTATTTTTTAAGGAGTTGAACGTAATGTCAAAGGTTGAAATCAGGCAAGACGAAAACCACCGCACCCATATTTTCGTGGACGGGGCGGAAGTAAAGGGCGCGTCAAAAGCCGTATTGACCGTGGACGCGGCGAGCTTTCCCGTGCTGGAACTGTCAATCCCGTGCGAAATCAAATATGCCGTTCTGGATGACGCGTTTTGGAAGTATATTAAGAACCCATATATCGCTTCGGAGCAACGGCGAGAACGGGGCAATCGTTTCGTATCGGACAACGGCTAGGCTCGAACGACGCGAGCGGACAAGTAGCAAGACCCCGCACGTAACTATTTTGCCCCGCGTCCAAATACTCCACCTCAATCCCGACGTCCTTTTCCTGCGTCGGACAATAACCAAACACCTCTAGCGTCACAACATATCCTCCCTTTCGCGCAAATAATATCACACAATAGCCTTGAACGCAACAATAGGAGCTGATACCATGCCAATTATTCACAAGTACGGAACCGAAGCGGAGCTGCTTGCGGACCTTTCGTTCGCCGAAATCGGGGTAGCGACCGACACAGATAAGATGTACGCCAATCTTTCCGGCACGCCGGAGCAGATTTACGGGGAGGCCGCTATAACTGCCCGGCTGGCCTCGCAAGCCGAAGCAGAGGCAGGAACAGACAATACGAAGATTATGACGTCGCTCCGGACGTTTCAGCAGACGTCCGCAAAATCCGCTCCCATCGCCCCCACGGTCGGCGGCAACGCGACCACGCGCACGCTGACCCTGCCGGCAGGGACAAATCCCACCTTAATGGCCGTGCGACCCGGGTCCGCCGTGTCGGCTTCGTCCGCGATCACCGCGGCCGTCACCGGTGGCTCGGCGTACACGATCAAAAAGCCGGACGGTACATCGAATTTGCTATCGATGAAATCCGGGGTAGTCTACATCCTGCGGCTGGACGCGGTTCCGGCAACGCCTGTCTACATCTGCGAAAATTATTTGGAAACGCTGACGCAAAACGAATTGGGTGGAGAGTTATTCCCGGTACAGACGTCATGGTCGCCGACGCTGTCGGGTGCGACGACGGCGGGAAGCCCCACATATGGGACGCGAATGGGGTATTACGTCAAATCCGGAAGACTGGTATTTTGCCAGTTCCGGATGCCCGTTACGGCGCTCGGGGGCGCTGCGGGGGACTTACGAATGTCATTGCCGATTACCCCCTCTGCGGCGGGACAGATATTCATGGCGCCCATTATCATCGAGGGCTGGGGCGGCCTAAGCACTACCGCCGACATGATATCCATGTCCCTCAAAATTTCCCCGGGATCGAACGTCGGTGTGTTTGGGCGGCATCTGCGGATCATGACGGACGGCGCAACTTATACTTATACGCTTTCAGATGTTTTTTGGACTTCCAGCTTCGTCGCGTCCGGGCAGTTTACGTATTTATCGGATTAAATTTTTGGAGGTAGGAAAAATGGCAAAAATCTATGTAACGGGCGGGCACGGGGGTAAGGACCCCGGATGCGTTTATGGGACCCGCAGGGAAAAGGACTACACCCTTCCGCTGGCGCTGGCGGTTATCGCGAAGCTGAAATCGAACGGGCATGACGTATTCACGGACCGGACAACGGACAAGGACAGCCTCATCAACGACAAAGTAAGGCAGGCGAATAAGGCGAAGGTCGACGCGGTCGTCGATATCCACCTGAATTCGGGCGGCGGGACGGGTTGCGAAGTGTACCACACCATCATCAACGGCGGCGGCAAAGGCCGAAACCTTGCCGTGAAAATCTGCGATCAGCTCGCACAGCTCGGCTACCGCAACCGGGGCGCTAAAACCAAGACGGATAAATCCGGGAATGACTACTTTGGGATCATCCGACAGACGAACGCCCCGGCCGTATTGGTCGAGTGCTGTTTCCTCGACTGCGACGCGGATATGGCCCTGTTCGATACTGGGCGCGTCGCTGAGAAGATCGCGGCCGGGATATCGTCTATGTGGCCCGCCGTGAAGAAAACGCCTCCTGCGGCCGCACAGAGCACGAAAAACCCATACGGCAAACCGCTCCTGCTTCTGAAAGTAGGGTCGAAAGGAAACGGCGTCCGCTGGCTGCAGTGGGAATTGAACCAGTCCGGGGCCAAACTGACGATCGACGGCGATTTCGGGGCGAAAACGAAAGCGGCCGTGATCGCGTTCCAGCGGAAAGCCAAGATCACGGTGGACGGCAAGGCGTGGCGGGAAACATTCGGAGCATTGGAAAAGGCGGTGTAGGCAATGGAAACCGGGATCGTTGTGGCGCTGATCTCCGGCGCGGGTACGTTGATCGGATCCCTCGGCGGTATTTTCATGTCAGCGCGGCTGACCGCGTACCGATTGAAAAAGCTGGAGGAAAAAGTCGACAAACATAACGGATTGATCGAGCGCATGTACAAGATCGAAGAACACGCCGCCGTTCTGGACGAAAAAATCTGCGTCGCGAATCACCGGATTTCAGATTTGGAGAAAGGAGAATAATCGTGCAAAATCGCTTCAAGTCGTGGGCTTTGTGGCTGGCCGTTGCCGCGCTGGCCGTGTTCTGCGTCAAGGAATTTGCGGGCGTAGATATTGGGCCGACAGTAGATGGGCTGCTGAACGTCCTGTTGCCGGTGCTTGTTGGGTTCGGGATTATCAACAATCCCACGGAAGCGAATAAACTGTAAAAAATCCTCCTTCTCGGGAAACCGGGAGGGAGGATTTTTTCGTGTTACTCTTGCAATATCGCGCACCAGTTTTGTTGATTCTAGGTATTTGTCCCCAACTTTAAACGGTAAAAAATACGCGGATAACCGATAATAATTAATTCTGTGCAAAGTGTTTTTGCACAGATTAGGATCGCCGATCGCACAACCTCTGTTAATGAGTTTCTCTATCTGTTGGTCAAATGTTGCGGGTTTTTTAATCTCCACATGAATCACCTACAAAAAATGTCCCCCGCTGGGACACATCACGCAAAACGCGGAGAGGTGCGGGGGGTCCTGTTGTTAATATTATACGCGGTTTACCGGCAAAAGTAAACCGTCAATCTCACGGAAAACGTTGATTGTTTTTTATATAATATACACATTTTTACGTGCTTTGTTTCGAATAGCTCAAAAAGTTAACCACGACACCGTGAGCTGGCCGGCTTTTTTATTTTGTGACCCCGGGGTCACCTTCCGTTAAAGTGCATCAGCCGAAATAAAGGCCCACGCCGAATCACTCGGCATGAGCCTGAATGCGTATGTTGTGGGGTTGATTGAGGGGGAGATGGGGGAGTAGAGACAAAAAAAGAGGCGCCGTGAAGCGCCTCTCTGCTGCTACTACTTTACTACTACTTTTTGTAAAACGAATGCGTGTTTTCAACGCTTTGTGTTTGACCCCCAGTCAAGCACGCTACCAACTGCGCCACACCCGGAAATGGACTTATCAGGACAAAAACCGCACCATTTCAACGTTTTTGCGTTTCTGTCTTTTGTTGTCTTTTTGTGTCAACAGTTTTACTACTACTCCTGCTACTACTTCCCGCTACTACTTTATCAATCTTGTTTATGCCCTCTAAAAGGTTTTTCAGATTCTGGACATGCGTATACTGCATGGTAGTGGAATAGTCCGCGTGGCCCAAAATAGCTTGTATTATCGCAGGGGCAACTCCCGCTTCTGCTAATGCGGTAGCGCAGGTATGGCGGCAAGCGTGGGGCTTCAACGGCCTAACCTTTGCCCTGTCCAGCGCGTCCGAGAATCTATTATAAAATACTTTCTCCGGCATGTCAAGGAGCTTTTCGCTGGAAGTACCATATATTTTTTTGACAATGGGGAATATCATATCACAGATTGGGATGATGCGGTTCTTCCCGTTTTCTGTTTTTATCCCTCCGATCATGTATCGCTCCTTAAGGTAGATATTGTTTTTTAGCACTGTCGATATTTCGCCGTAACGCATACCGGTGTAAATCATCACAAGGATGTACTCCGTGAACTCGTGACCATTTTCGTATAGTTCCCAAAGCGAATCGCGCTCGCTTTTTGTGAAAGCTTCTTTCTTGCTATCTTCTTTCGGGGGCAATTTAATGAACTCGGCATAATTTTTGTTGATGTAGTCATTTTCAATGGCGTGACGGTACATGGATGTCATAAGCACTTTCATGTTCTTTTTTGTGCGTCTGCCGAGTTTGCAGCCATCAACAACAGACTGTAAATCTTGGGATTTTAATTCGCAAAAACGCTTATAATGCAACGTAGCGCAGTGTGAAAAGGCCGATGTATAGCAATATTCCGTGTCCTTGGTGATGTTATTGAAATGTATGGTGCTCCATAAATCATACATGCCCTTGAAAGTAATCGCCTGATTGATGCCTATGGCGGCGTCGCGCAATTTTTCCAAATAGGCAACCGCGTCCCCTTTCTTCTTGAAGCCGGACTTTGTTTTTACAATGCGCTTGTCCGGCTTCCCTTCGCGCTTTTCCCATCCCAGGGTCACCTCGGCGCGCCACTTATTATTTGGCATCTTGAATACCGTACCCTGCCCGTTTGCCCGGACGCGTCGGCGAGTAGTCTTCTCCATTATATATCCTCTATTTCCGATATGTTCAGTTCATTTCTAAAATCATCCCGCAGGATATGCTCTATTTCATGTAGTAAGACCTTTGCGCGGGTCGCGCCATCGAATTTTGCATTAAGGTAAACATTGTAGTTGCCATCCGAATCCTCTCTTACGTATCCTTTGACACCGCAAGGCAAGTCCATCAATCTAATAATCATCTTCTCCATTATTTTCACCGCTCATAAGCTTTATCATCTGTATGTATTTTTTAACATCTTCCCGGGTCGCGTTTTTGCCTAAAGAAAATAAAATCTTTAAGTCAGGGTTCCGGCGCGCTTCTTCCAATAATTCTTGCAATTCTTCGTCCTCGCTTTTTTCTGGAGCGGGGACGTTTTCTATTTCCCCGGCCATGAGCTGGCGAACCGTGATACCGAAGTAGTCGGCGAGCTTCTTCGCGACTTCTCGCGAAGGTTCATAACCTTTTGATTTCCATCTGGACGCTGAGCTTGCGCTGATGTTTAGCTCCCTCAATAGCCCGGAAACAGTTAGACCATGCTCGGCGCACAAAACATCAAGTTGGTCATAAAACATAAAACATCACAGTCCTTTTTGTGCACGTCAACAGTATTTGCCTTTTGTTGCTTTTTAGTGTTGACACAGCGCCAAACATGGGCTATGATAAGCACGAAAGGACAACAAACAACAAATATACCGTTGTCGTGCGTTCTATAGTTTTGCTGTTATTTGCTCTTAACAATCAAATAGTAGCACATTATTGTTGTATTGTCCATATCTGTCCATCAAATTCATGGAATTGTACAGTTTTATTCCGTGGGTGTTGGAGAGATTCACGGGAAGGAGCAAAAATCAACGCCGTTCAATTTAATCCTTTATTTTTGATTCAACTTTTTGTGATTTTCCTCGAGAGCTTTAAGCAACTCCTGCATGTCCTGCTCGCTTTTCTCTTCGCGCGCAGAAG